GCCCGACCTGGTCGACGCCCTGATCTACGCGACCCGCGGCACGGCGAACGGCCTCGTGATATCGATCTCGACGGCCGGCTCGGACCGGAACGGTGTGGGCTGGCGGTGGTGGCAGGACTGCGAGCTCGTGATCAAGGAGCCGAAGGCGAACCCCACGTTCTACGGACTGATCTACGCGGCCGCGCCGGACGACGACTTCTCGGATCCGAAGGTCTGGCGGAAGGCCAATCCCTCGATGGGCGTGGCGTTCCCCGAGGACGAGTTCGCGGCCGACTACCAGGATGCGACCACAGACGCTCGCAAGATGTCGAAGTTCCTCCGCTACTCCTTGAACGTCTGGCAGGCCGGAGACGCTCGCTGGTTCGTGGGGCCGATCGACTGGTCCGCCTGCGGCTCTGGCCCGCTCGCCCCGACGGCCGGACGGCCCTGCTGGGTCGGAGTCGACCTGGCGTCGAACCTCGACATGACCTCGGCGGCGTTCGTCTACCGGGAGGCCGACGGGTCTTACTCGGCCGAGTGGAAGTACTGGGTCCCGCGCGAGACCGTGGCCGACCGGGTCCGCGAGGGCATCCCCTACGATGGCTGGATCCGGGAGGGCTGGGTCACGGTGACCGACGGCCACCGGCTCGATCACGAGGCGGTCGCCCGGGACATCGTGGCCCACGGCGAGACCCACGAGATCCGGGCCGTCGGCGTCGACCCCTGGCAGGCCGGGGCCCTCGAGACGCTGCTCCAGCGGGAGGGACTCAAGGTCCAGGACATCCCGCAGCGGACAGGCTATCTCAACGCGCCGTGCAAGCTCCTGGAAGGGCTGCTGGCCGAGAAGCGGCTCCGGCACGGCGGGAACCCGGTGGCCGGATGGAACGCGAACAACGTATGCGTCTACTCGGACTCGACCGGCATGATCAAACCGGACAAGGCGAAGTCCACCGAGAAGATCGACGGCATCGTCGCCCTGGTCAACGCGCTGGCCCTCGCGAGCACGGACGAGGACGCGTCCACGAACGTGGACGACTGGAAGGTCCACGTCCTATAGATCACCCCAGGTTCACGGGGCCGCAGGCCCGGCGGACACTGGGGCCATGCCACGCGCGAAGGCCCCCCCGGCGAAACGAGCCAGTCGGCGGCGGCCCACGAAGCGGGTCGTCTCGCCCGCCCACGTCATCGAGCTCCGCGGCAGCCTCACCGATCCGCTCGCGTGGGGCACGGCCTGGCGGACGTCCATCGGGCCCGACACGGCGATCCGCGTCTCGTCCATCCTGGGCGTCGTCCGCTGGATCGCCCAGGCCGTGGCGATCATGCCGGTTCATCTCATGCGGACGCTGCCCGACGGCCGCAAGACGGACGCCGCCCTGCCCTGCGGCTACACGATCGCGAAGCGGCCGAACCAGTGGCAAAGCGCCTATGACTTCTACCAGCTCATCGCCTACTGGACGGCGCTCCACGGGAACGCGTTCGCTCGCATCATCCCCGGCGAGCGCGGCTGGTGTTCCGAGCTGCGGCCCATGCACCCGACCCGGGTCCGCGTCCAGAGGAACATCGACTACTCGGTGACCTACCAGTTCTACGACGAGATGGGGAACTGGGTGAACCTCGGCCAGGAGGAAGTCCTGCACTTTCGGTGGCTCTCGGATAACGGCCTCGTCGGTCTCGCGCCCAGCGAACTGTGTGGGACGTCGATCGCCCTCGCCCGCAAGCTCGACCAGGCCGCGACCGCGTTCTGGGACAACTCGGCCCGGCCCGACATGGTGATCGAGACCGACGAGAAGATCCCGGACGAGGCGGTCGCCGCCCTGCGACACGCCATGCACGAGGTCTACGGAGGGGCGAACAACCGAGGGAAGACCGCGGTCCTGCCGAAGAAGACGCGGCTGAAGACCATCGACCAAAACACGATGGAGCAGTCCCAGTTCCAGGAGCTGCGGGACGCCATCCTCCCGGATGTCTGCCGCTGCTGGGGCGTGCCGTCCACGCTGCTCGGCGATTCCAAAATGGCCCGCTGGTCGAACGTCGAACAGGAGGGCCTATTCGCCCAGACGTGGACGCTCCTCCCCTGGATGCGCCGCATGGAGGGGCCGCTCGACATGGCCCTCCAGCCGGTCTACGGCGAGGACGTCTACGTCCGGTTCGACAACCGCGGGATCCTGCGGGGCGACACGACGACCCGGGCCGCGCTGTACCAGTCCATGTTCAACATGGGCGCGCTCGCGCCCAACGAGATCCGGGACCTCGAGGACTTCGAGCTGCTCGAGGAGCCGGCCGCGAACCAGACCTACATGCAGCTCGGGTTCTCGACGCTCGCGGCGGCCGCCGCCCAGGCCGGGGCCGCCGGCGGCGAGCCGGTGCCGGATGTGCCGGCCGCCGAGGCCCCCGCAGCCGACGCGCCAGCCCCTGGCAGCCAGGGCGAGGGAGTGCCCGAGGCCGGCGGGTTTCGCGAGGGTCAGCTCGTCTACTTCGCCGGCGGAGAGGGGGTGATCGAGCATCTCATGGTGTCGGGCCTGCTCGGCATCGAGGGCAGTCCGTTTGCGATCACGGCGAGCGAGGACGATCCGGCCGCCCTCGTTCGGATCTACGAAGACGGCGGGCCCACGGAGCTACTCGTTGGCAAGCGTATCTCGGAGCTATCGGCCGAGCCGATGGAGGAAAACTGATGGAAACCGAACGACGCTATCTCTCGCTCGCCGACATCGGCGACGACGCCCTGGGCCTCGAGGAGCGGGCAGATGGCCCGCCGCGGATCCGCGGCATCGCTCCGCCCTGGAATAGCTGGTCCCACGACCTCGGCGGCTTCCGCGAGCGGTTCATGCCCGGGGCCTTCCGGAAGTTTCTCGACCGATCGCCGAGCGACCCGCGCGGCCGGGCCGACGTGATCGCGGCCTGGAACCACGACGAGAGTCGGATCCTGGGCCGGACGACGAACAACACGCTCGAGCTCCGCGAGACCGACCGCGGCCTCGAGTACCTCGCGACCCCGCCCGAGGGCACCGCCACGACGGCCGAGGTCCTGTCGCTGATCCGGGGGAGGTACATCTTTGGCTCGTCGTTCGCGTTCACGGTGGCGGACGGCGGCGAGACTTTCGACAGCGACCCTACCGGCCGCATCACTCGGACGATCACCGACGCGGTGCTCTATGACGTTTCGCCGGTGACCCGGGCCGCATACCCGAGCTCGACGCTCGGCCTGCGGTCGCTCGAGCGGTGGAAGTCCGAGAACCTCACCGCCCAGGAAAACTCCCGCCTCGCCGAGGAGGCCGCCGACAAGCAGGCCGACTACATGCGGGGCCTCGCCGGTGCCCGGGCCGCAGCCGCGGCGGCCGTCGCCAGGATGCGATCCCATGCCGGCTAGCAAGTGCCCGAAGTGCGGCGGCCGCTGCCGCGTCCAATCGAGCAAGCGGGCCGGGCCCGCCCAGGTCCAGTACGTCGAGTGCCAGACCTGTCGCCAACGCCGGCGGCGGGTCGTGCCCGCCGAGCTCGTGTTCCGAAGGAGCCCACGATGATCGCCGACGCCCCGATCGCTGCCGCGTCTCCGTTTCAGTCGATCGCCCAGAAGGTCTCGGCCTACCTCGCGGCCGCCCAGTCGGCGACCGCCGACGGTCTGACCTGGCGCGAGTTCGGCGAGCTGCTCCTCGGCCTCCTGCGGATCTCGATCGAGACGCTCGACGCGACAAGCACGCTCTCGGGCCCGGAGAAGAAGGAGCTCGTCCTCGAGGCGGCCGCCACGCTCTTCGACACGCTCGCCGACAAGGCGGTCCCGCTCGCGGCCTGGCCGATCTGGATCCTGGTCCGGCCGGCGATCCGCTCGCTCGTCCTGGCGATCGCAGCCGGGGCCGTGGAACAGATCCTGCCGCTCGTGAGGGCCGCCCGATGACGACCGTCCTCGTCCTGCTCCTGGTGGCCGGCGCGGCCTACGCGGCGGCCGGCCCGAAGATTCTCGCCGAGATCCGGAAGGCCTTCGGCCTGATCCCGAAGGTCGAGGGCCGGCACGTCGCTGGTGCGGCCCTCCTGGCGGCGGCCGCGCTCGTCTGGTCGAACATGCCGGCCAAGGCCCCGCCGGCCCCCGCTCCGGCCCCGGCCCCCGCCGCTCTCGACCTCCGCGGCAAGTTCGTCGGGCCCACGGCGGCCGCCGACGCCGCGATCGTGGCGGCCCTGCTCGAGGAGCTCGCCGCCGAGCTCGAGTGGGACGGAACGAAGCCCGAGGACGTTCGGCTGATCAAGACGGGCCAGGCCGTGGGCGATCTCCGGACCCGGGCCCGCGAGCTGCGGTGCCGGGGCGAGAGCCTCGGGGCCCGGCATCCGCTCGTCCGGGACGCGATCCAGAACTACCTCGACGCCGCGGCCGGCACGGCCGGCGGCCCACTGACTCCAGCCCAACGGGCCGCCTGGGTCGCGGCCTACCGCGAGATCTCGAAGGCGGCCGCCAATGTCGCACGGTAAGCGAAACGCGCTCCGGGCCGCGCTCGTCGTCGGCCTGGTGGCGGTGTCCATCCTCGTTCTGTTCGGTTCGCTCCGGCCGCAGCTCGTGGGCGGGGCGGACGAGAGGTTCGGCTACACGCCGGACCCCGAGGGCGTGGCCCGGTTCCTGGCCGAGCTGCCGCAGCCCATGTTCCGGGATGCCGGTGCGGAGACGATCGCCGAGGCCAAGGGCGTCGACACGTTTCTCTATCGTTCCGCGAACAAGGCCCACGCCGCCCGCTACGGCCGGCCCTGGGTCGTCGAGCGTCAGGGGATCGGGGACTGCACTAGTTGGGGGTGGGCGCATGGGATCTGGATCGCCCAGAGCATCGACTGGGAGACCGGCCGGCTCGGCGAGC